CATCCTGTGCGGCAGCATATGCTTTCTTTTCACGGTTGATACCACCACTTAGATCTTTAGTCATATAGTTATGATCTTTATAATCTTCTTCTGGTGAGTTATCATAGCCTGCTTCGTCAACTGCTGTTTCGTTCATGTCGTCCCAGTGCTGTTCACATTCTTCTCTGTCCATGCCTTGTGCCATATACTTTTCACAATAGGCTTCTCTGTCCATGCCTTCAGCATCGTCAGTCATCTGTTGCTTCATTGCGCCTTCGTCGACATCATCTTCCATGTCCATGCCCATGATAGCATCTTTGCCATCTTTGCCTTTGTCCATGTCTGGCATGTCTGGCATGTCTGATGGTACGTCTATACCTGGTGGTGGACTCATTTTAACTAAGTCGCGCATTGCGCCCATGTCTGGCATTCCGCCCATTCCGCCCATTGCGCCCATATCCGGTGGTCCCATTGGTTGTGGATCATCTCGCACTGTGCCGCCGGCCCGCATAATCTGTACTAACTGTGCTACTTCGTCGGCTGTTTCACCAGACATGTTAATGCTCATGTTAGCCGCTTCATTTAGTTGTTTAATTTCTTTTGGTGTTGGATCCATAGAATCTAAAGTAGTTTCTAGGTCCGCCAGTTTTTGTAATAAGTCTTTCATATTATCCTCCTATAACTGCTTTGGTATTTTCTGAATCATCAATGTCTTTGCTAGAACCTTGTGGTGCCGCTTGCATTGGATCTGTATTACGTTCTTTACGTGCTATTTCTAACTCTTTAAGTAAGTCCATTACTCTATTACCTGCAACATGAACTTGTGCTCCTGGATCTGCTTGTTCCATCTCTAAAGTATCAAGTTTTGATTCATAAGCAGTGTCTGCTTTTGGTTCTTGATATTCTTCTCTTGGATCGTTAGCATTTCTTACAATAACATGTGCTTGTTCGCACTCACAGCATTTACAGATATAATCTTGTAATACTTGCGGAGTAGTTGGATATCCTACTTCTGCATCGTAGTAAGTAACTTCCATGTTTTGTAATTGTGGGAAATCTAAAGGTCTTTCTTGGATTGGAGTTTTCTTGCCATTTGACATTTTAATTACATCAAACTTTTGTAGGACAGTTTCAAGTTTATCTTGAAATCCTTCTGGCATTTCGCCTGCAAGACCTATTTTAAATTGATAAGTCTTTTTAGACTCTGTTAATATTTGTGTAAATGTTTTCATTGACGATCATCCTCTAATACTATTTATCTTTATCCATATCTTTTAACCTTGCTAATAGACTGTTACGATCGGTAACAATAGCACCATGTCCATTAACAATACCGGCCTCTTCTATGGGTTGGTCTTTGTCTTGTTTTTCTTTTTTCAGTTGCAGATCAATCATTTTAAGTTTTTTATCTAATTTTGCTACTTTAGCATCTAAACTAGTTTTAAGCATTCCGCCTGCAACTTCAAAAACTCTACCACTGTAACGGCTTTCAACATTCATGCCCAAGTCCATTAAGTCTTCGTAACTCTGTAATGCCTTGTCAGCAATTTCATTTAGTTCAGCATCTGCCTTTTCACCTAGTCCTTTAACACTAGGCAATGCACCAGCAATTTTATCAAACTCTGCAATGTCACGCTTGTACTCTACTTGTTCTTGTACTTCGTATTTCTTTTGCTTTGCTTCTTGTTTTGTAGCCGCATCTATAATTTCTCTAGAATCAGGTAAGTCTAATAAGTCTTGTAGTTTCTTTGTCATTTTAATATTCCATTAACTGCTACTATTATTTATCAGAAAGAGTATTTAAACATTTCTATATCTTCTGCAAATTTTTTAGACACAATGTCTTTGGTTACAGAATTATAGTAGTCTCTATAGTTTTTATTTCGATTTGAAGTATTTACTACCGGAAAAGGACATTCTATATTAAACATTTTTGCTATAGGCAATATATCGTTGTCTATGGATTCTAGTTTAAGTATTTTTGTTATACCTACTATTCTAGTATATTGTTGTTGTAAGTTAGTTGTTTGTATAAAGTATTCGAAGCCTTTTTCAAATTCTTTTAAAACTTGTTGATTATATTCTAAACTAAACTTACCTCTAGGATTTTCGATTCTGCGTAACGCTCTATCTCTTCTAAAAAAATACCAACTTGCACACCAGTCCCAAGGATTTCTAACAACTGCAAAACTAAAATTAAAAGCGCCGTATTTCTCTTCTAGAGATTTTAAAGAGTAGTGCTTTGCACCTTTGGTTACATGAGATTGTGTATTTTCTAATAACCACTTTTGCATACTCATTCCGCCTGTTTTTGGAATATGTACAAAAATAGAATTAGTGTCTGTAAGAATGACAGCCATTATTTACGTTTGCCATTATGAAAGATATCCTTTTCAGTAACAATCCTAAAATATATACCTTTTTGTTTACACCATGCCCTAGCGGCTTCCCATTTTGCTTGGTTAACAATCCACGCCGCTTGATTGTGTTTGCTACGCCCTAATTTTTCTCTAAGTGTTTGATTTTCAGGCTTGACTTCTATTAATTCAACTTTTTTACTACCGCCTTTGTTTGCATATGTAATAAAAAAATCAGGCACATATATTGTATGTTTACCTGTTAATGGATTTCTATATGGAATTTTTATTGCTTCGCTTGCCCATGCTTCGATATAAGCATGTTCGTCGCACATTTTCATAAAAGCAAACTCCCAACTACTTCTATAAGTAGGAGTTTTGTTGCCTATATACTTGTCTGGATTCTTTAAATTGTATTTTCCCTGAGCAAAGCGTGACATTGAATTATACTACTACATTACGTGATTCTTGTTTTTCAACACTATCAGTTGTTTTAAAACCAATTACACTTACTTTAGATCTATTGTAGTTTACAATTTCTCCAACTAGTCCACTAATTTGTACATCGTTTAATCCTTTAAGGGTATCAAGTAATGTAAACACATTAACATCGTCAATTTTTGATTGTTGTAAAAGTACTGTAGCAATTCCAGTTGCTGAACTTTCATCAAACCCTCTCTTAAGAAAAAATCCTACAACTGAATCAACTTGATTAGCACTATATGATATTTTTTCAGTATAAAATTTGTTATAAAATTCTTTAACTTCAGATGAACTATCTACCGGGGTTATATCTAAACTACTTGTTACTGTCATTATGTTCCGCCGTTTCTTTGTGATTGTAATGTACTGGCATCTGCAGGTCCATCAATGCCTGCCGCTTGATTTATTCTACTTTGATAAAGTGAAGAATTAGTGTTAACAGATCCACCAGTAGTTCTAGTAACTGAATTTGCACCACCATTACCACTTATTTTAGGAATAGTAATATTACTTAATCCGCCTACGCCTTCCTTTCCAATAGTACCTAATTGTCTTTTTAGAATATTAAATCCTTCTTGGCGCAGTCCTTCTTTACTTAATGACTTTGCATTTTTAAATGTATTAAATGCATTTAATGCTGATCCTAAATTAAACTGTCCACCAGCAAGGTCGCCAAGTACACTACTAATTCCGCCGAGTACGCCGCCTTGTCCTAACAGACTACTAGTTCCGCCTCCACCGATTGATAATGGACTTGGTGTTTTATCATAGTGTGTACTAGCAAATCCTGTTGGGCTATCTTCACCAACTGGTCCTCTGCTATAAAACACTGCTTCGTATGCTACACTAATTTGATTCTGTGATGGCGTACTGTTATCATAACTATCTACTTGATCGTGTGTTAACCCTGTAATTAACGGATTAACTAAAGTAAATCCTAAATAACTATGTTTTGCCATTTGATAGATTGTAATTTTGTTAAAAAATGGAGTTTTATGATCGTTGTCTAAACCATATCTAAAATTTTGTGTTTGCGGGCCTTGATATGTATTACGCGGAGCATATGGTGCTGCCGCGCCTAATGAGTTATAGTTGCCATCTCTAAAATAGTATCTATAATATGCTTCCATTAATGTAGTTGTTAATCCCATATTATCATCATGGAATGTAATGTTTACTGGATCATATTCAATACTTGTTTGCATATTCTTTTTACGATTATACATATTTTTAGTTGAAGTTTGTACACTAAACTTTGGTAAGTCTGCTTGCTTAACAAGCATATTAATTTCTTGTTTGTGTCTTTGATCTAACTGTGGTACCATCTTTTGAGCATTATCACTTAGTTCAAATACAACATGGTAAAGAAATTTTGTCTTTGGTGCAAGTCGCATGCCGTCGTCGACAAATAATCGAGAAGCATGTTGATAGTCACCGAGGTTGCCCTTAGGGTTAGAAGCACCCTGTAGAACATTATTTAAGAATCCGTTAAGTATATTTGCCATACAAATATTTATCCTATAAAGAAAAGTGCGTATAAAATAAAAAAGGGCAACCTTATTAGGGCCACCCTTTTTTGAATACTATGGCAATATAATAGTTGTTACTATTATTATGTGGCTCCGCCACCGCCTGTTACTAGACTGTTGATAGTTCTACCTACTGCTGTACCAATTCCTTCACCTACTGGTGATTGAATAGCGTTGTCGTAACGCAATGATAATGAAATAGTAACTGGTTCATTTGAACTGTATGCTAATGTGTTATAGTTTGCGTTTTGGATAAAGCAACCATATAATTCAAAAGTTTCTAATACGTTTGGAGTGTTTGCTCCGTTACCACCATCTAAGATTTCAATTCTTGTTACAAATTTGTAATCAATTCCTGATGCCGCACTTGACTGTTCAAAAAAGTCAAATTGTTTCTGAAGTTGTTCGCCAACTAGTTTTTGTACATTGTTGTTAACATCTTCACGTAAATTTAATGTAATTGGTTCCCAAGTAGGACGTCCTGCTAAGTACGCTCTACTGTTGTAAATTGGAATTTCTAATTCCTCAAAATTTACTGTTGGGCGTGTTACATCAATAATTTGTTTCGTAAGTTCTGTTGTTGGTGTTGATACACCGAAGTTCTCAAGTGTCACTCTAAAGCGATACTGTAGTTTTGGCATCAACAAACCTTGTGTTGATGAACTACTATCGCTCGCTAGTGGAACTGTAATTTTTGAGAGTGTGGAAATTGCCATATCGTGTTGCTCCTGTTACAAGTATTTATCAATTATGAGCCCCGTATTTCAGGGGCTCATTTATTGAATTATAATCCTGCAATTTCCCCTGTATTCTTAAGGCGTAATGGAATATAAATAAATTCTACTGCCTTAACTGGTTCAATTGCAATGTCTAAGTATAGTTCGTTTCTATCAATTCTACTAGGAGTATTGTTAGATTCGTCACATACTACAATGTAGTCATATAGTGCTCTACTACCAACTAACTCAAGCATTAAACTTTCTGCCGCATTTTTGATTTCATCACGTGTGATTTTATCATTTGGCTCAAAGATATAAGGCTTAGCAAGTTTATTAAGTTGGCTACGCATGTATATAACAAGTCTTGCTACGTTAACGCGATCCAATGCACTTGCATTTTTTGCTCTAGTCTTCTGACCAAAACAAACAAGTCCTGCACCTGTAATAAACGTAATTGGATTAACAGCACTTGAATATAAAGTATCTCTTTGACCTTCATTCAATGCTACTGAAACAAATTCGCCTTCACTATTT